CAAATATTAAAAAAAAAAGAATTATCAAATTTAAATATATTTATAAACAATACCCTAAGTGATTTTGTACAAAAAATTTTTAAACCAAAAAATAAAATAGAAGTTTACATAACAGAATCTTGGTTAAATGCTACTAAAGAAAATGAACAACACCATCAACACCGACACTCAAATAGTTTTTTAAGTGGGGTATTTTATATTAAAACAAATCCAAATGATCACATTATCTTTCATGATGATTATAAAATGTTTGATATTGAATCTATGGAATATAATGATTTTACAATGGGTCGTTTAAATTTTAATGTTAAAGATAACATGTTAATATTATTTCCATCTTCTGTAACACATTCTGTTCCAGAAAATACTTCTAAGGATACAAGAATAAGTATAGCTTTTAACACTTTTTTAAGTGGTGTGATAAGTAATAGTAGTGGAAAATCTTTGAATTTAAAATAAATATATTGCAAAACTGGTCTTTATAAAAAATTTAAAACTTAAAAGAATAACCCTTTATTGTTAATTAACATTATATAAGGTATAATGATTAATGCCTTTAAGAAAAATACCGGTAGCACCAGGATTTGATAAGCAAGATACTGCATCTCAAGCAGAAGGACGTTGGATAGATGGAGATAATGTACGCTTTCGTTATGGAAGCCCTGAAAAAATAGGTGGTTGGTCAGAAATATTAGCAGATACTTTAGTAGGCGCTGCTAGGAACCAATGGATATGGTCAGATTTAGACGGTAATAGATATGCTGCAATAGGTACAAATAAGGTACTAGCTATTTATTTTGAAGGTGCATTTTATGATATTACACCATTAGATACAGCCTTAGCTTCATGTTCATTTAGTACAACTTTAGGATCTGCAACGGTTACAGTAAATAAAGCTGGACATGGTCTAACTGTTGGAAGAATTGTAAGATTTACTTTTGGAACACCTCCAACAGGTTTTTCAGCTGCTAATTTTACAAATGCTTTTGAAGTTATAACTACACCTACATCAGGAACGTTTACAATTACAATGCCAGTAGTTTCATCCGCAACAGGAACTTCTGGAACTGCAACGTGCAATCCTTATTTTGATTTTGGTCCATTCGGTCAAACTTATGGGTTTGGTTTTGGTACATTTAACTGGGGTGGTTTCAGTTCAACAGTTACTCAAAATCAATTAAATGGAGCAATAGATAATTCGGTTACAACTATAGTAGTTGATTCAACCACAGGATTTCCTGCGACAGGAACTATTTTAATTGATGATGAATTAATAACTTATGCTGCAAAAACAGCCACAGATTTTACAGGTTGTAGTAGAGGAGCAGAAGGCACAGCCGCAGCAGCTCACGCAGATAATGCAGTTGTATACGATGCATCAACTTTTGTTGGTTGGGGTGAAGCATCTCAAGTTCAAACTTCAATTAGATTAGACCCTGCTAACTGGTCATTAGATAACTTTGGTCAAATATTGATAGCAACAATGCACAATGGTCCTACATTTACTTGGGACCCTTCAGTAGATAATGCTCTTACAACAAGAGCAGTTATAAATGCTGCAATGCCTCAAACTTCTGTTATGACTATAGTATCTGATAGAGACAGACACTTGATACATCTTGGAACTTCAGAAACATTACCAGGTGGCCCACAAGATAAAATGCTTATAAGATTTTCAGATCAAGAAGATTTTAACGTTTATGCTCCAACATCAACAAACACTGCTGGTACATTTAGATTAGATGCTGGAACTAGAATAGTCGCAGCGGTGCGAGCAAAAGATTATATATTAATACTTACAGATGATGCTGCTTATTCAATGCAATTTGTAGGACCGCCTTTTACATTTAGTATTAGAAAAGTTGGATCTAATTGTGGATGTCTTGGTCAACATGCAGTGGTCTTTGCAGAAGGTATTGTGTTCTGGATGGGTGATTCTGGAGGATTCTTTGCATTTGATGGTACAGTTGTATCTGTTCCAAGTTTAGTTGAGGATTTTGTATTCACGACAACAAGTGATAATTTAGGAATTAATTACGATGCAAGTGAAACAGTGTTTGCAGCTCATAATAGTTTATACCAAGAAATAATGTGGTTCTATACTAAAGCTAATTCTTCAGAAATAGATAGAGTAGTAACATATAACTATGGTGAAAAAGTTTGGACAACTGGCACTATGTCTAGTGCAACAATTGGTTCTCAATCAAGAACAACATGGGCTGATGCTTCTGTGTACGATCATCCTCATGCAACTAAATATATCGCGGCAGCCACGCCAACCTTCCCAATTGTAAATGGTGTATCTCTAGGTGCTTCTGTTTATTATGAACATGAAATTGGTGTAAATGAAGTAGCAACTACAGGTGTTGAAACGGCAATACCAGCAAACATTAGATCAGGAGATTTTGATTTAGATATAGATGGAGATGGAGAATATTTCTTATCAGTTAAGAGATTCATACCTGATTTCAAAACATTAGATGGTGATTGTAAAGTAACTTTGTTTTTAAGGTCTTACCCAGCAGATACTACAGTTGCACAAGGTGAAACGTTTATAGGTCCTTTTACTGTTAATTCTAGTACGGATAAGATAGATACGCGCGGGCGCGCGAGACTTGCTAGTATTAAGATAGAGAACGATGCTATAGATACTAATTGGCGATATGGTATTTTTAGAGTAGATATACAACCAGACGGAAGAAGATAATGGCTAAAATAGATTTTTACGTACCTGAACCATCAGAGGTGTATAATAAAGATACACAAAGACAAATTATACAAGCAATTGATACTTTAAAAGATCAACTCAATACAAGTTTTCTAGAAGAACAAGTGCAAGAGACACAAAGATTTACATGGTTTAACTTAAGGTTTGGCTGCTAATGAGTTGTGATAATATAAATATAACTACACAACCAGTAAGTATTGGGGGCAATAATGTTGATGCATTCGGAAGATTAAGAGTATCAAACCCTCTTACGATCTTTGACAGTAAGAATATAATGTCACAGAATAATTTATTTGATCCATCTACTGCAAATGGTGGATCGATTACTTATACAGCTAATAAATCTACAGTTAATTTAAATGTAACGGAGGCAGCGGGATCTAAAACAATAAGACAATCTAAAAGAGTTATGTCTTATCAACCTGGTAAGTCATTGCTTATTTTTAATACATTTGTAATGAATACTTTGACTGCAAACTTAAAACAAAAGGTTGGATTATTTGATGCTAATAATGGAATATTTTTTACAGCAGATGGAACAACACTTAAAATAGTAAGACGAACTTATACATCAGGTGCAGCAGTTGATACTGAAATATCACAATCTAGTTGGAATGGGGATACCTTAAATGGAAGTGGCCCAAGTGGTTATACATTAAATGCAGCAGCATCTAATATACTATTTATAGATATTGAATGGTTGGGTGTCGGATCTGTTAGAGTTGGATTTGTTATTAATGGTCAGTTAATTACAGCACATACCTTTAATAATGCTAATAGTTTAACAACTGTTTATATGCAAACAGCCAATCTTCCAATTCGTTATGAGATTGAAAGAGCTGGAACATTAACTGCAGGAACTTATACATTACAACAAATATGTTCTTCTTGTATTTCTGAGGGTGGTTATTCTCCACAAGGATTAGAACAAATGATTGGAACAGCTACTGTTAGTGCAGGTGTAAATTTACCTACAGCAAATACTTATTATAATATTGCAACGATTAGAATTAAAACTTCAAGACCCTATGCAGTTATAGTTCCAGCTGGTGTAGATGTTTTAAACATATCTAATGGAGATTTTGAATGGGGATTATTTATAAATGCAACACCATCCTCTGCCTTTTCATATTCAAGTTTTAGTGATAATGTAGAATATGATTTAACAACAGTTGATTTAACTTCAACAGGTACAAGAGTTGCTGGAGGATATTTAGGAGGTAAGACTGCACCATTTACTTTAGGTGGAGATTTTATAGCTTTTGCAAATCAACTTGGACAAACTATTGCAGGTGTGTCAGATACTTTAACATTAGGTGTAAGACCAGGAACAGCTAATGGAGATGTGTCTGGTTTATTAAAATGGTTTGATTTAACATAATGGCAAATTTTTATAAAAACGCATTCTACGATCCGAATACTACAGCTGCTGTAACAGTTTACAGTTGCCCTTCTAATTCAAGAGCAATCATACAAAACATACAAGTGACTAATGAATCTGGTTCTAAAGTATTAAAAGCATCTATTACTGATTCTTCAGCAGCTACTACTTATCAAATAGCTTATGCTAGTATATCAGGACCTACGATTTGTAATATAGCAAGTGGACCAATTATTTTAGAAGAAAGTGATTCTTTGCAGCTTGCAACTTCTAATGTATCTTATATAAGTGCAGTAGTATCAATATTAGAAATGAATAGAAACGATCAAAACGGATAATGGCTAGAAAAGTACAATCAGGTCACGGGACTTTTATTAAACGCACCAATAAGAAAAGACCAGGTAGACATAGTAAAAGACCTAATAAAAGGAAAGATAAAAAAGAATATAGAGGACAAGGGAGAAGATGAATTTTTTTAGAGAAAATAAAAATTTTTTATCTAAAGAAAATTTAAATTTTATAGAAAATATAATTTTTAAAGAAAAATTTTTTCCTTGGTACTATCAAGATCATGCAACTTTTACTTTAAATTCATTAGAAACTTCTAATTTTTTTTCTCACATAGTTTTACAAAGACTAGATAAAATAGATATTTCTGAGGTTATTAATTCAAAATATTA